ATGGCAAAGACTCAGAAGCGCGTTACTGCAAAGGAAAAAGATACGGAAAATGACAAGTATGCATTCCGCTGCTTCCTGCTCCGTCTGGGCTTCATTGGTGATGAGTACAAGGCGGCGCGAAAGATACTGCTCCGCAACCTTTCCGGAAGCGGCGCATTCAAGAGCGGCAACCCGAAGGTGCAGGAACTGGTCGAGCGCATCAATGCAGATGCCGGTCTCTATGATGATGTGATGAGCCTGCAGGACAAGGAGGTGGGCAGCGATGAATAACCGCTTCCCTTCGAGGGAGCTTGTTGAGAGCCTCCGCAAGCGTTACCCGGTTGGCTGCCGTGTGGAGCTTATCCGAATGGACGACCCTCAAGCGCCGCCGGTTGGCAGCAAAGGCACCGTGCGCGGCGTGGACGACATCGGCTCGGTCATGGTGGTATGGGACAACGGCTGCGGCCTGTCCGTGGCTTACGGTGAGGACGCCTGCAAGGTGGTGAGCGGCGATGAGTGAAACGGTCAAGAAGCAGATTCTCGCCATCCGCGACACTGGGCTGACGAATATGTTCGATGTCCGCACGGTGCAGCGCATCGCCAACGACAGGGAATTCTACGAGCTGGTGGTGTATCTGGAGGAGCATCGACGCGAATACGCGCATTTCATTCTCACCGGAAAAGCGTAAACTACACAATTTCGGCGGCGAAATTCGCTGTAAAGATCGTATAGTTTATGCCGGTATATATCGCAGAATTGCCTTGCTATAGTGTGCTTTTAGAGCGATCATGTGTATAACAAAACAAAGGAGGCACACCCCATGACAGACAAGCAGTTGAAACAGGCAAAAAGCCAGCTCCCGCAGGGCGAGCGCTTCGACCGAGCCTACAGCGCCTTTGAAGGCGGCATCCGGCTGATTTCAAAGAAAGCCGACGGCACAGAAACCCGCTACAAGGTACACTTCGAAGCTGACGACAATGTTCGCATCGAGCGGTTTTAAGGAGGGAGCGACCATGTGGAGAGAAGGAAGCCTGAAGGTTCACGACAGCATTTTTCACTATTGGATGAAGCAGTATGACGAGGGTTCGCAGTTCGGCATCGAAGGCGGCAGAATCAGCAAGCTGATGCTCAAGCGGAACGGCGAGGTTGTTTGTAACTACGACAGAGGCTGGGACATCAAGCCATCCGACCCTGATACGCAGCTTGCGCTGGAGATTTTGCTTCAGGGCGAAAACCACTAACTCGCAACAAGGAAAATATCCGAGGTTCAGCCCTGCGTGGGGCTGTATCTCGTACAGATAGATTATGAAGGCACCGGAGACCTATATGAACGCAAACAAGGCTGTGGAGCTTGGCTTCGCGGACGGCATCTTGGAGGACGCCAAACGCGACCACAGCGACGACATCGTTTTTGCTTTCAGCCGCAGAGCAGTTACAAACGCACTATTCAACAAGCTCATCACGAAACGCACTCCACATGCGGAGCAAAAGAAGCCGGATACACCGACTGGCGTTTCCATCACCGAGGCCATGCAGAAACTGCAAGCCCGTAAATACATTTAACGGAGGTATTTGATTATGAAAAAGGTACTCGAAATGCGTGAAAAACGCGCAAAGGCGTGGGACGCTGCAAAGGCGTTCCTCGACACTCGCGCCAAGGATGGCGTCCTGTCTGCAGAAGACAACGCTACCTATGACAAAATGCTCGCGGACGTTGACGCAATGGCTCGTCAGATTGCCATTGAGGAAGACCGCGTGGCAAGGGATGCTGCAATGGCGCAGCCGACCAGTTCTCCCATCACGAGCAAACCGGGCGCACAGGACGGAAAAACCGTCCACCTCAGAGCGACCGCCGAATATCGTGAGGACTTTCTGAACCTTGTGCGCGGGAAGCGCCCGCTTCATAACGTCATGGAGGAAGGCACCCCTTCCACTGGCGGCTATCTTGTTCCGATTGAGTTCGACAAAAACCTTGTGCGAGCACTTGAGCGCGAGAACGTCATTCGTTCCCTTGCAAAGGTTATTACCACTGCTGCGCCGCACAGAATCAACGTTGCATTGACTGATGTATCCGCCGACTGGGTGGTGGAAAGCGGCACCTTTACGCCCAGCACGCCAACCTTCAACCAGCTCTCTCTCGATGCATTCACGCTTCGTGCGGCAGCACTGGTCTCCGAGGAACTGCTTGAGGACTCCATGTTCGACCTTCAGGCCTACCTCATCGACAACTTTGCCCGCGCTTTTGCGGCCAAAGAGGAACAGGCTTTCTGCATCGGCACCGGCAGTGGTCAACCTACTGGCATCTTCACCGCAAACGGCGGCGATCTCGGCGTGACTACCGCTACTGCCGGAGACATTAAGGCGGACGAGCTTATCGACCTGACATACGCGCTCAAGGACGGCTACAAGAAAAATGCTGTGTTTGTGCTTGGCAGTGGCACTCTCGCAAGCGTCCGCAAGCTCAAGGACGGTAACGGTGCATATATGTGGCAACCCTCTCTGCAGGCTGGTCAGCCTGACCGTCTGCTCGGTTTCCCTGTATATGTTTCTCAGTATGCTCCGACCATCGCGGCAGGTGCCTACACAGTCGCTTTCGGCGATTTCCAGAACTACTGGATTGCGGACCGTACCGGCAGAACTGTTCGCCGTGCAGACGAGCTCCACATCGCCAACCTTCAGACCGGCTTCTACGCTTTCCAGCGTGTTGACGCTAAGACGGTACTGCCTGAAGGCATCAAGCTGCTCAAGCAACACGCCTAAGGAGGTAGCGATATGAGCGAATATAACACGAAGAACTACACCGAGCAAGGTGGCGAAAAAACTATCATTGGCGGTAGACTGGAAATCAAGGAGGGAGCCTCGGTAACGGGGCTTCCTTCTGCAATTAACCAGGCAACCAGTACAGCTACTACCGTAGCCGGAGTCAAGGACGATTTTAACGCTCTGCTGCTCAAGTTAAAAGATGCCGGTTTAATGACTCCGGATGCATGGAATGTATCAGTTTCTAAAATAACCACACCCAGTGGCGAGGATCTAATCACCAACCAAAGTAAGGTTACGGCGATCACCATTGAGGACGGTGTTATTACCGTTGCGGCTCCCGTATCGGAGCTGATTGCTTTCCCGAGTTCCAATCTGGCGCAGGGTACGCACAAGTGGATTGGCATGGCTATCACCACAGGACTGCCGGATATTACTGCGGTCAAATACAACGGCTCTCAGCTTACGACCGCTGATGCTGCCGAAGCAGCTGCTGTCGGTGGTTCAGCCGGAGATATCGTCATGTGGTTAAAATGCGATGAAATTATAAATACGCCGAAGCTTTTCACCCTGTGGGCTTCCGGCTATCCCGAAGCGACCTTCACTATAGTAATTACTGAACCGGAAGAATAATGAAAGGACGGTGGCGGTATGACGCTGCTTGAAAAAGTCAAAGCAAATCTCATCCTTGAACACACGGCAGACGATGAACTCCTTCAGCTGTACATCACCGCCGCCGTTAAATACGCTGAAAGCTATCAGCATCTCACAGAAAACTACTACACAGATCACCTGATGCCGCCTACCACAGAGCAAGCCGTCATTATGCTGTCGTCCCACTTCTATGAATCCAGGGACGGCAGCACGGGCGGCTTTTTTGCGGATAATGTGCAAGCCGGACAGCAGGTATGGAATACGGTCAATCTCCTTCTAAGACTCGACCGGGATTGGAAGGTGTGAGCATGAGTTTTGGGAAGATGAATTCGTTCATCGACATCATATCAGCAGAACCGGTCAAGGACGCCGACGGCTTTGTAAATCACGGAGACACAGTTCTTGCGTCAGTCAGAGCATATTTTGAGCAAAAGAACTCCACAGAAAAGTGGCGCAATATGTCTCAGAGCAGTGAGGTTAATGCCTTGTTCCGCTTACGCGTCGTCCCTGACCTTGAGTTGAACAGCCGCCACATTATTGCCTGTGAAGGCAAACGCTACAACATATTCTCGGTTGAAAATGTAAAGAGCCGTGGAATGTATCTTGAAGTATTGGCGGTGAGTTCTGATGGCTAAGGTCGATTTCAAAATGTAATGGAAAGCTTTCCATTACATTTTAAATGAAAAGCATCCTATAATGTAAAGTCACCTCCTAAAAGTGTGTTTAGTCTTGTTTCAAGTCTGTATTTCTTTCCATAATCTTGTATAACGGTGGCCCAAAGCGACCGTACTGTTTGCAAGGAGGGATATGCATATGGAAAGAAATAAAACGTTAACTGAACTTATTGAAACCTTGATCTTTGAGATGGAGCGGCTCAAATACAGTAAATCCTTGATACGTCATGTCAAAAAGGAATGCCGGCGCTTTTTTGAGTATGTGATGGAATCCACAGGACAAGATGCATTCTCAGAAGAAATCGGCAAGCGATACCTTGCAGAAAAATACAACTATCCTGAGTTATACCCGCACAAAACTCCAAATCTCGTACTTGAAGCCGTTCGATGTGTTCGCAGATTAGGCGAGCTGAAACTGTTTGGCGCGTTCCGCCGTCAATGGTCATCGCCAAAAGAGACGGATTGGTATCTTGCTGATGAGCAACACATCAAAACGTACTTGAGCAAATTTCAAACCGCCGACCATCGTCCGGCTGCCATGGCTAACCGCACACGGAGCATCAAGCGTTTCTATGATTTTTTAGGATTTCGGAAATTAAGCGGAATTAACGATGTTTCCGCACAGATCATTTCCGACTATGCCACTTCATTACAAGGTTACGCACCAACTTCGGTGGTTGGAATGTTGTCCACTCTGAAACAATACCTTCGGTTTTTGTTTAGAAGCGGTCTGTGCGAGCGGGATTGGTCATCGTGCGTTCCAAAAGTGCAATCGCGAAAAAACCTTACTATTCCAACCCTTTGGGAGCAAAGTGAAATTGAAATTTTGCTCCGAAGCATCGACCGCTCCTGCGCAGTCGGCAAACGCAATTACGCCATACTTCTTTTAGCGGTGCAACTCGGACTCAGGTGTTCTGACATTGCAGGTCTTAAGCTGGAATCGCTAAAATGGGGACGAAATGAAATTGATCTTGTTCAGCAAAAAACCGGCAACAGGTTGGTACACCCATTATGTGATGATATCGGATGGGCAATTATTGACTACATCAGATATGCACGCCCTAGTATTGAAAGTGAATTCGTCTTTTTAACCGCAAATGCGCCATATGAAAAGATGAGTTCAATCAATGTCACAATGATATTTGAAAAATGTGCCAAACGATGTGGAATTAAAAAACCACTTGGAACGACAAAAGGCGTACATTCATTGCGCCATAGCCTAGCGCGCCGGCTTTTGGAGCAAGGGACACCATTGTCCGAAGTTGCCGACATCATGGGGCACGTAAGTTACTCTTCGACAGAACCATATCTCAGGGTGGATGTTGAAGGGTTACGCAGATGCGCTCTTTCATTGCCGGAGGTGATGGACCGTGCGTGACTTCTATGATTCCCCACCTCTGGCATATTATGGTGTCCTTGCCCCCCTTTGCAGCGCATTCATAGCAGAAAAACGTGCTGTTGGATATGACTACCAATCTGAAGCAGAAAGGCTCAGTGACTTCTCGCGTTTCTCGGAGCACTTCACGATCCCTGCTAATACTCTTCCAAAGGAAGTGGTTAAAGCGTGGATTGCTCCCAGGCCAATGGAGACCGACAAAACTCGCTACCACCGTTTCTCAACCATGTGCCAATTCGCGGAGTACATGGTTCGCGTAGGCTACCCTGCATATATCCCATCCAGTACTGAGGCGGGGAAACGCCACAAAAGCTTTGTTCCGTATATCTTTACACACGATGAGATATGGCGTTTTTTTAAGGCTGTTGATGCAATGCAGCCTACCAAAAGAACGAGTGCGCCACGCAGACACTTGGTAATGCCTGTACTATTTCGGTTACTATACTGTTGTGGCTTGCGGGTGTCAGAGGTTACCTCCTTGAAGGGGAATGACGTTGATCTTCACTCTGGCATATTGACCATTCGGGATAGCAAATTTGGGAAAAGCCGTTATGTACCCATGTCAGACGAACTTACGGCTTTTTGCAGCAGGTATGCTGAAACGAGGTTAGTCGGAGTTCCCGACGATTGGTTTTTGCCAGCACGGGACGGAGGGTATTACGGGAGCAGATCCGTCTACACCGCCTTTCGTGACTTACTTTGGAGAGCAGGAATATCACACGGAGGACGCGGAAAAGGGCCCCGAGTTCATGACCTCCGTCATACTTTTGCTGTTCATTGTCTTCAACGGTGGGTGGAAACCGGCGCGGATATTACCACAGCATTACCATATTTGAGGGATTATCTCGGGCATGAGCATCTCAGCGCTACAGAACAATATCTGCGGATGACGGCGGAGGTATATCCTCAAATCTCTTCGCTTATGCAGGAAAAATATGGATACATTATCCCTGTCAAGGAGGTGGTATCCAGATGAGAACTACCGATTTTGCAGAATGTCTGTCGGCTTACCTGACGATGTATCTTCCGGGTGAGGCGGGCCTTTCTGAGAACACGATCATGTCTTACCGAGACACCTTTAAGCTAGTGCTGACTTTCGCAAATGATCAATGTGGTTTGTGTGCCGAAAAAATCACCCTGAGCGACTTTAGCGCCGATTTCATTACAAAATTCCTTTATTGGCTCGAAACGACGCGAGGATGCAGTACGTCGACTCGAAATATCCGGCTTTCCGCGTTACGAGCATTTGCAAAATATGCAAGCCTACGTAAACCGGAGTATATTTTCGAGTACCAAAGAATCCTTAACCTGCGCTTCAAGAAAAAAAGTGTGCCAATGCTAGCACATTTGTCTCCAGACATGGTAAAAGCTGTCCTCGACCAAACGCAGATTAACGATTTATACGGTAGGCGGGACAGGCTGCTTTTAAGCTTGATGTATGATTCGGGCGCGCGCGTTCAAGAAATTTGCAACTTGCGCATTGGGGATATTCGATTACAAAAGCCATACACAGTCAGACTGACGGGCAAAGGCAGAAAGGTACGCGTCGTCCCGATTATGTCAGGCACAATGCAACTACTGAATTCATATTTTACTGAACAACACATGGAGGCCTCCCTCAATGGAGAATATCCGTTATTCTACAACCACCAAAGGCAAAAGCTAACCAGAGCTGGGGTCGCGTACATCCTAAAAAAATATTGTGATGCGGCGCGCTTTTTGCACCCAGAATTGCCTAAACAAATTTCACCGCATGTTCTAAGGCATTCGAAAGCGATGCATTTGCTACAAGCAGGAATAAATCTGGTATATATACGAGATTTTCTCGGTCATGAGCACGTCAAAACAACAGAGGCATACGCTAAAGCAGATGCTGAAATGCGGCGCAAATCTATAGAAAAAGCTCAAATACGCATTGACACTGAACTCCCGGCTTGGACAGAGGACAAGTCGCTCATGGAGATGCTAACCAGTTTGTGCAGCAAAAATTAACCGAAACATTATGGAAAGAGTCTGAGTATTATTCTCAGGCTCTTTCACGTTTTAGGAGGTGACTTTACATTATGGGATGCTTTTCATTTAAAATGTAATGGAAAGCTTTCCATTACATTTTGATCGTTACCTTAGCCACGGGCCGCCTCCCTCTTCTTTGCCAGCACCTCTATATACATCTTCCGCCCCTTCACATCCTCGACCGACGTGATTTCATACCGCTCGCCGTCGCACAGGATCACATGCGCTGTCGTAATAGTCAGTCCGGGGATTACCCGAAACCGAAACAGATCGGTCGCCTCGGAAAAAGCGGCACGGTTGACCCATTTCTGGGAGCCGTGCCGCCCTTCCCGATAGGCACGGGGGGAAGCGAGGATAATATCGGTTTTCGATGCAAATCCGTCCGCGTCCTTTGTTACCGTTTCCTCTGCGATCGAGATGCGTACGTTCATCTTGCCAAAGCTCATATGCCGACCTTCCAGTCCCGGTCGAGCCGGAGCAGCGTATTCACCGCATTCCAAACCTGCTGCCCGGCCTGCACGTTGTCGGCGAAGAACCCGCCCGTGCTGCCGTCCCGACTTTCATAGAAATGGGAAGCGAGCATGATCACAGCCTGCTCGGTAGTCGGCGGCATGACCGCCGCTTCGTACGTTCCAACGGTCAGATGCTGATACCCTTCTGCGTACGAAACCGCCGCGTCTATATACTGCTGCAGCAGTTCGTCGTCCTCGCTGTGATCGAGGATCAGGTTCGCTTTAACCTTCTCCAGCAGCGTGCTCATATCGTTACTCGTCCGCCGCCATGATCCCGGCTGCCTTCAGCGCGGCAAGCAGCGTATTGAATTCAGTAACGAGTCC